CTCTGTCCGTGCAGGAGTTACTGCTGCTACCGCAGTAGTTGCTGTTGCTATAGTTGCTGTGGCTGATTGTACGGATGTCTGTGCTGACTGAATTAAAGTAGTTGCTGTTTCTATAAGCAAAGGCACTGCTTCTACCGCAATAGTTGCCGCAGTGACTGCAGTAGTTGCTGCTGATACGGCTGTGTTAGATGTTGTTACTGCCTGTACTGCTGTTGCAATTGTTGCAGTTGCTGTTTCTGATGCTGAGACCGCTTGTGCAACTTCAGTGGTGGCTGTTGCAATGGTTGTATTTACCGCCACTTGCGCTGGACTTACTACTACTTGTTCTTGTCCGCCTTGCTCTGTCGCCCACGCATAACTTGGTCCTATAAAAAATAGCCAACCAGTTACAAACAGGCCAGCCAGAAATAATTTTATCTTTCTACTCAATTGGGTCTCCATGCAACAAAATTTTTGTTACATGAAGATTATATCACGTATGTGTATTTAAATTAGTTTGGTTACTTAGGATTATCTGTTTTGTAAAAACCAGACCCTTTAAACTGTACTCCAACTGCACCATAGGATCTTGTCATTTTATAACCACAAGAAGGGCAAGGAGGGATTATTTCTTTATCATCAAACTTTCTATTAACTTCTGTAGATTTGTTGCAGGATGAACATGAGTATTCGTAATTCGGCACTATTTACCGCTCTTCTTTCTCTTTTCTGCTAAGGCTACAAAGTCTTTAACCTTAGTTTCGCCCATGTATCCCCAGGCGTATCCGTCTTCAATCATTTGTTCATTAACAGACTTTGTATTTCCATCAAGGTATACCCATCCAAGAATACGACCGTACTTCTCTGTACTGTCTGGCTTTTCTGTTTTTACAATTATTGATACAGCATTTTTAAATTTAGACTTGAGATACTCTTTTGATTCAAGGCCTAAAGTTTTTTCAAGCTTATCTGTCGTTCTAGATTCTGGTGTATCTATGCCAGCTAATCTTAATCTTTGAGAGTAAGAAATGCTAAATCCTAAATCAATATCAACATCGATAGTGTCTCCGTCTACTACCTTTGTCATTTGCTTGACTCTGTATTCGAACATCATTCCCCTTAAATTTTAAATGAGCAGTTTGCGGACGTACTCAGGTCCATCCTTCGGGTAGCGACCCGAATAACCTGCGACTCCCCGATGAAGGGGTGCAGGTTCTTATTATACTATTTATTTGATCTTGATGACTTTTGGCTTTTTTTCTTCTGGGACATTTTTACTAATGTGTATATGGAGCATACCGTCTTTCATTTCAGCGTTATCAACTTCCATATATTCTCCTAATGAAAATGACCTTTCAAAATTTCTTTTGGCAATACCTTCGTGGATATATTCTCCATCCCAGTGTTCTCCGTGTAGTTCACCTTTGATGACCAAATTATTATTTTCAACAGAAATGCTGATGTCTTCACGTTCAAATCCAGCAATTGCCAAACTAATGCCGTAGGCACCGTTATCGAATTTGACTAGATCGTAAATTGGATAGTTAGATCCTGAAGATTGCATTTTTGCAAAATTTGTATCCCATCCAATAAAAAATGGATCATTGAAAAGATCCATAGCAAGTTTTGTTACCATTTTATTCCCCTTTCAAGCGAATAAGTTAAATTAGGACCCCATTGAGCATCCTAATATAATTATATCATATTTTAGTCGTTCGGAATATTCCTATTAATATCCATTTCAATTAATCCCTTTTCTTTTGCAAGGGCGTGTCCTTCTGGGGACAATAGGAAGGTTGCCTCTAAGTCTTCGTTGTACTCAACCTTAACTAATCCAGCTTGGTATAGTTCTATTAAAGATTTATCTACATAGTCTATATGAGATTGCCATAAGTGTGGGGCTAAAATTTTAGCGCTTTCGTTTATAGAAAAAATTGCTTCTCCGTTTTCGTCCATTCCTTCTAACTCTATAACTCCCATTTCCATATAGGCAGAAAGATCCTGTTCGTCTTGCTCGTCTTCATAATCATCTTCAAACATAGCAACCTTCTTTCTACATATAATTATACAGCAATTAGCTCTGTAGGCTTCCGTCTTCTTTTTTATCAATTGTCTGTTCTACTATTTGTTGAACATAGTCAGAAAAATGCTTTCTGATATTGCCTTGTGGTCTTTTGCCTAGGCTAGTCCACATTCTTTTATACTCTACGATGTTTGCAAATGTGGTGGGACAGACCGTGTTTCCAAAATATTCTTTAAGAACTATTGGAAGCGGAACGTGTTTTCCACAACACTTACACTCTTTTGCTTTATCTTGGTAGTCGCTCATATTATTTGCATATTCTCCATTGCTTCTTGTAGGTCTGTCGGTATTCTAGGTGCTCTAATCATATTAAGAACAACCTCTTCATCCCTCTGATCGTTATCATCATTCATAGAATCATAGGTATGAATCTGAATTTCTTTTTGTTTGTCCTGCTTTGATTTACTTATAGCATTAAAAATTGATCCACAAACTGCATCCGCCAAGTCCTTTGAGCCTTTTCTTGGGTGGTCAACCCTGTCTCTTGTAATTCTTAATTGCAATAGCTCATCAATTAATAATTTAATTGCTGGGCCAGAGACTCTTTCTTCTGAAACAATCATTGCCATATCATCATAATGTTTTTTAGCAACAGATAGCAGCTCCGTATTAATTCCGTACTGTTTCAATTGCTGCATCATGTCGTGGGAGTTCCATCTATCAAATGTGCACACCTTGATATTAAATCCTCTTGTCTTTAATGACAAGATGTAATCTTTTACTTCAGTAAAGTCAACTGACTTATCTGCAGTTGGAGTCCAAAATCTTACTGCATCTACCTCTACAACAGGAGCAGGTTGAGAATATTCATTAGTTACTTTTACATTTACCCATCTATTTACATGTGCCATTGCAACTGCACAATGGTCGTGCTTCTGAGCTAAGTCTACGTGAATAAAATATTCTTTATCTTTTTCTGGCTGAAACCAATCTTCCATTCTTCCAAAATTATCTACTGGCAGATTCATGTTATTAAAAGCTTTTTCTATTTTCTCTCTTGATTTAAAAAAAGCATCTACGGCTTCTGGTGGCATGCAGGCAAATCTACCTAAGGCGTCCATGTAGTTTCTATAAAAGTCTACTTTAAAGTCTTGTATTTTTTTTGTAGGATTAACATCCCATGTTGGTCTTTTAATAGCATATGTTTTTGGGTATAGATATGATTTAATATGGTCTTCTTCCCATTGAACAGTAACCTCATTACCATCCGTTCCGTCTGGCAGATCGTCATCCATCTTCATTGTTTCACTTCTAATAACAACTTCTTTTTCTGCAATTACTGATTCGTAGTGTGCCTGAATATAATCGTTTTTAAATCTTGGGAAAGAAAGAAGTATTACTTTACCAAAATCTGGGAAACGAGATGCAACTGAGGCTCTATACATATCATAGATAGCTTCTCCTGTTTTAGCCTGATCGTTGCCGCTTGTGCTCTCAATTGCGAATCCTGATATCTCATCAAGGACTACGGCTATTACGTTATATCCTTCAAATGCTTCTCTTTCTGAGTGTCCAGAATGAACTGTTATTCCTTTATCAAATTTCATTTCTGAAGCCTTAGCCTCATACTTTCCAACAAACCATGGGGATCTTTCAATTCTAGTTTTAAATCCTTTAAAAAACACGTTGCTTGCTTGCTGTGCGTTAATAGCAATATTTAAAATGTCTATAGAGTCACCTGGAGGCTTGCCGTAATATGCTGCAGGATCTTTTAGGCAAAGAAGTAGGTACACAATGTAAGCAACTGATATGGTAGAGCAGTAATCTTTTCCTGAACCTTTTCCTAGTTGTGCTATAACTTCGTTACATGTTTGTTTAAATACTCTTTGTCCATCTTTTTCTCCAAATAATTTAATAAGACTAGACTCTTTATATATCTGAGAACTCTTTTCAATTAACTGGTATTGCAATTCTGAAAGTGGGGGCAGAGAAAGATACTCTGGGTTCACCACAAATGTTCTTAGATCTACTGGAGTTTCTTCAAACTCTGCTCCATCTAATATATCAATTAAATCACTAAAATTAAGATCCATTTACTTCCTCAATTATCTCAATTGGTTCTACAATTCCAGTAATTTGTGAAAGTCTTTTTGCCACCTCTATTTTACATTTAGGGCAAGACGCTGTAACTTCTTTTAATATTTTTACTAGGATATCTTGCTTGCGCTCTGTGTCTGCAATTTGATTTGCAAGTTCGGCATTGTCTAGCAAGCCTACCTCTTGGAGCATTCCAATTCTTTTGCCTTCAATATCTGCAATTAGCTTTAGGGATGTAGCCTTAACATTTAGTTGTCCCGCCTGATCGGCATCCTCAACAGTCTTCCAAGCTTCTTTAATTAGC